TTGATCCCGCTATGGTTGGTGATACAGCCGCCATTTGTTACGCTATTGATAGGGTTACACATAAACGCTGGATTGTTGATGCTATCAAGATTACTAGGCCAACGCCTGCTGCAATCCGTCAGCTAATCTTTGACTGGACTAGCCTCTACTCACCTAGTGAGTGGATTGTAGAGAAGAACGCATTTCAATCTTTCTTAACTCAGGATGAAGGTATCCGTGCAAACTTGGCCTCTAGAGGAGTGCTACTGCGGGAACACCATACTGGCAATAACAAATGGGACTCAGGATTTGGCGTTGCATCAATGTCAACTTTGTTCGGCACCAAGCAACACGACGGAAAGCACCACCGCGACAACCTTATTCACTTACCTTCAGATCAAACTGAAAACATTAAGGCGCTCATTGAGCAATTAATTACTTGGTCCCCAACGACCAAGGGTAAGACCGATATGGTAATGGCTCTGTGGTTCTGTGAGATTAGAGCACGTGAGATGCTTAACCAAGGTATCCACGCAACACATCATATGAAAAACCCTTTCCTGTCTCGTTATGAACAGGGTAAGCGAATGGTCGTCAACATAGATGAACTACTCGCAGAAAAAGATCGTACATTTATCTAAGGAGAAATCTTGTTATCAACTAAAGAGGTTGCAGCGAAAGTAGCACGGCTACAAACACGCTACGCAGCACGTGACCAGAGAATGCGTGACGTGCTCTCTGTGCGTCAAGGTGATATCTCCAAGGTATACCCTGCAATGTTTTCTGAAGAATATCCAAAACCTTTAGTTGCAAACTTCGTAGATGTCGCAGCACGTGACTTAGCAGAGGTAATGTCTCCTCTACCATCGTTTAACTGCGCTGCTACCAATATGGTTTCAGACTCAGCACGTAAAGCTGCAGATACACGTACTCGTATCGCTAACTACTTTGTCTCTTCCTCTGACTTACAGATTCAAATGTACACAGGTGCTGACTGGTTTAACACCTACGGTATGCTTCCAGCGATTGTTGAGATGGACTATGAAACCAATAATCCGAGAATACGTCTGCTTAATCCTTTTGGTACTTATCCTGAAATTGATAGATTTGGTCGTACCCTCTCAATCTCGCAGATAATTGCAACAGATGCTGAATCACTTGCAATGCAGTACCCAGAGTTTTATGACCAGATTATGCCACGTAACGTCTATGCACCTGGCTCACCTTATGTATCTTTAGTTCGCTACCACGACAAAGATCAGGATTTAATCTTTATCCCAGAGCGCAAGAACTTAATTCTATCTAATACACCTAACCCAGTAGGCAAGTGCCTAGCAGGTGTAGCTATGCGTTCATCTATTGATGGCGAAGCTCGTGGACAGTTTGATGATGTTTTATCAGTTCAACTTGCTCGTGCTCGCTTCGCAGTATTGCAAATCCAAGCAGCAGAAAAATCTATCCAAGCACCTATTGCTATCCCACAAGATGTGCAAGAGTTGGCACTTGGTCCTGATGCAATTATGCGTTCTGCTAATCCACAAGGTATTCGTCGTGTTCCACTAGAACTTCCTAATGGTGTCTTCACCGAATCTGGTGTTCTAGAGCGTGAACTACGTACAGGTGCTCGTTATCCTGAGACTCGTTCAGGAAACATTGATGCATCTATCGTCACAGGTCGTGGCGTTCAAGCGTTACAAGCTGGCTTTGATACACAAATCAAAGCAGCGCAAGCACAGTTTGCTCGCTTGTTTATGGATCTTGTATCTATGTGTTTTGAAGTAGATGAAAAAATCTTTGGTAATATGACTAAAGAAATCAAGGGCGTTGACGACGGTACTCCATTTAATATGAAGTACATCCCATCACGACAAATTGCAGGTAACTATGGCGTAGATGTTCGTTACGGCATTATGTCTGGTATGGACCCTAACCGCGCCATCATTGCATTACTACAAATGCGTAGCGACAAGCTCGTATCTCGTGACTATGTACGTCGTGAGATTCCAATGGAGCTCAATGTTACGCAGGAGGAACAACGTGTTGACATTGAAGAGATGCGCGATTCTTTGCGTATTGCTGTTGCTCAGTACGCTCAGGCAATACCAGCCCTTGCAGCGCAAGGCCAAGACCCTAGCCAAATCATTTCCCGTATTGCAGAAGTTATCCAAGGCCGCCAAAAGGGTCTTCAGTTAGAAACAGTTATTGAAAAAGCATTTGCACCTAAAGAACAACCAGCAGCTCCAGATATGGCAATGATGCCAGGAGCACCAGGAACTCCAGCAGCAGGTGCGGCCCCCGTACCTGCCTCGCAGCCAACTCCAGAACAAGGCGGAGCGGCCCCTGCTGCTGGTCCAGAACAACGTCCAGATATAGCAACCCTGCTAGCTTCTATAAGCGGCGCAGCATAACTGAGGGAGGTGTAAAATGAACAAAGGATCACGTGCAGCAGCACCAATGTCAAAGCCTGTAGAAGGTAAGATGGATGCAGCCAAGCCAGCAGGACCAGGCAAGGTAGTACCATCAATGATGCCAGCAGGTCGCAAAGGCTCAGCAGTAAAGAAGGGCTAAGTAAATTTTAATTAACGGAGGTACTGGGCGTGGATAATAATAATAAAGTTCCACGCTCAGTACACTTCGCAGATTTTTTAGTTATATTCGCAGGTTTATTACACAACATTTTTAGTGCAATCCAAGCTTTCACAGAAGAGTTAATGGAGATAGCTGTTTACAACGCTAACCGAAACTCAGAAGTAAGCAAAGTGTGGGAAAAATTTTCAAACGATTTAGAAAAGATAGAGGAGGATACCGATGGTAGATAGCCCATTACAAATAGGCGGTCCAGGAAAATTCTCCGTACGTGAAGATTTGCCACCGTCACAGAATTACGGTGACCGTAAGGCAATGGCTGAAGATATTGCAGGTGCTTCCACTTCTCCTAAGCCATCTGTAAAACCAACACCTATTGCAGAAGTCGCTGGTGCTGTAAAGCAAGACCCGCTAGTAGGGATGTTTGCACCAACTCAACGAAAAGACGAAGATATTATGACCATCGCTGGTCCACCAAAACCAGCCGAAGGTAAATTGTCAGATACCCTTGCAGCGTTACTTCCATATGATCAAACTGGAGAAATTACTGTTCTCTATCAGATGGCTTTATCTAGAGGTCAGTAGTGGGTTCAACTTCAAATAACATTAAAGCTATCTCTTCTCAAGCTGGTTTAACCGCAGCGCAACAAGAACAGATCAATGGCTACATCAAGGCTGTAGACTCGCACCAGAAGTTAACATCTCTTCCATCTGACGTTGCAAAACTAGAGTATTCAAAACTAACTCCAGAACAACAAAAGTCTTTGAAGGATAACTTTGGTAATGTTGAGCAAAAGCGTGGATGGCTAGGAACAGCACTTCACTACACAGTAGAGCCAGCATTTAATATCATTGCCGCTCCTGTTAAATTAGCCTTCAAGGGTGTTCAAGAACTTTCAGATTTAACTACACGTGCCTACCGAACAGCAGCAATTGCTGTTGACCAAAAGGTTGATATCGGTAAAGCGTGGACAACAGCCAATGATAAGGGCGATAAAGTCTTTAGTCCATCACGTATGGCAGAAGCAACACGCATCTTTGGTTCACAGTATATGTCTGTAGCACAAAAAGTTGCAGAGGGTATGACTCTAGACCAGATTGTTGCAACTGGAACTGAAGAAGAAAAGCAGATTGCTGCTAAAGCTTCACAAAAGAAAGACCCACTCTTTCAAGATGCATTAGACGCAGCTAACGCTGCTAAGTATTCTCCAGGTAGATTTATTGCCAACGCCATCCTTCCACAAAAGTGGGAAGGATCAGGTGCTGCATACAGGGCTATCTCTGGTCTTGGTGATGCAGCATTTCGTGTATTTCTAGACCCAACATTAGCACTTGGTAAAGCCAAAAAAGCATATGATGTTGGAAAGTACGCGCTAGATAACATTGTTGGCGATGCTGGAAATGTGCAAAAAGCATTTCAAGTTGGAAGCGTACAAAGATTTGACCAAGCTTATGTTGGAGCGTTGAAGAATTACTCAATTGCTCGCAAAGCGGTTAAAGAAGGTGGCGTAGACCCAAAGGATTTAGTGCAAGCAGGCATTGAACTCAAGCGTATTGCTCCTGAGTTTGGCGATGATGTCATTGAGGCTATGCTTAAAGAAGGCGTAGTTGAAGCTGGCACTATGAAGGGTTTTCTTGCTGGCAGTGAAGAAGCATTACGTACGCTCAAGGGTCAAGCAGGCCGTCAAGTTCAATTACTTCCACGTATGGACCTTGCACGTCAGACTCGTATTGCAGCAGTTACTACTGGCAATAAACTTTTACGCTTTGACCAAGCAGGCAAACGTGTTAGTCGTGAAGTCTTTACTGACCAAACAACTATTGGTGGCATTGAAGCACAACTGGTTAGCAAGGCAAAATTTATTGATACACGCACAGGCGAAGCAGCAACTGCTAACACTCCAAAAGAGTTCTTGAAGCAAACTGAAAAGAATCTCATTAGCGAAATTGAACGTAAGACTGCCAAGATTCGTGCAGATGGTGCATTCCGTATGCCATTGGATTACGTCCAAGATCGCATTGACCGCTTTGCATCTAAGTTTACAAAAGTTCCATTTTTCCGTGATAACTTCTTTGACCCTAACGCAGTAGATTCTGCTGAGAAGGTCTATCAGTTAGCACGTCTTGCTAATACTCGTTACAACTCACGTCTATTTGCAGAAGCATTTAAGGCTGGAGATGAAGCACAGAAGCGTCAGATTATGATGGGTGTCTTCAATACAGTAGCTGAGATTCGTGGGTTAAACAAAGTCCCTGGTGGCAAAAACATTCTTGACAATTTGGCTAACTCTTCTCGTGAGCAATTGTTTGCTCCACGTATTTTAGTACGCGACGTTAAGGGTAAACCAGTGCTTAATGATGATGGAACCTACCGTTATTTTGAGCCATCTAATTTTAATGACCAGCAATTTGCTATCTTTGATTTTCAACTAGCGTCAGGTATGACCGTTCCTAAGATTACAGATCTTGACGGAGTTGTTGACCGCTATCAAATAGCAAGCAAAATAATGATTGCATCTCATTCTAAATGGGCTGAAAACATTACGTCTGCTTGGTCATTCTTAACTCTTGCTGGTCCTCGCTTTGCTGTGCGTAACTCTATTGAAGATTTAATGGTTCACCTTGCGGTGGGCGATGGTGCTTGGGGTCTTGTCGCAAGCAAGCGTCTATCAACCAAGTTACGTACTGCTCAAGGTGGCGAAACTCTAGGTGTTATCAACAAACTTATTAAGCGTTCAGACCGTAAACTATATGCAGCTAAACTTGCAGAAGCAAAAACTGTACAAGATGCTCGCAAGGTTATGGCAGATGCAATTATGGCTGATAAGTACCTTGGTAAACTTGACCCACAAGCACGTGAGATTATTGCTGAGATGGCAGAGTTTGGAACTATTGACGAACTACTTGCAGGTGTTGCCGAAGGTGGCAAGAAAGGCATCACTGGTGCTGACCACTGGACAGATGCTCTTCGTACTGTAGATAAGTACGGCACATCTCGTGAATATAAGATTGATGGTGTCACGTACGCTAAGGATAGCGGTGGAAACTACCGTGAGTATTCTCCAATTACAGCAGAAGGTAAGATCGCTTGGGTAACAAGCATTGCTGCTATTGGAAATGACCCACTTGGCTCTATTGCTCTTCGCTATATGTCAGATAGTCCAGAGTCTAAAGAGTTTGCTATACGACAGATTATTAAGTTTATTGATTCTCCAGAATATGCAGCACAAAAGGCTCGCTACCAGTTATATCGCCCAGGCAATAATGCTGATGTAAAGGTACACGCCGAGAATGTCTATGCAGCAACTCGTAACCTATTTGTAAATAGCCAGAATAAAGTAAATCAGAAGCTATTGAATCAAGTTACAATTCGTACGCCTGAAGGTGGAATTAAGATTAATACCCGCGACTTAGGTATTGATGATTTGCCAAAGCTGGCAGAAGATGCACCACAGTTTATCTCTGGTCCAAGCATTATGCCTATCGCAGATGGCAACCCTGCTGGAAAGATTGTAGGAAAGCACTGGGATTGGGTTGGCGAGATGAATGCTCGCTGGTCACGTGAGCCAATGGTTCTCTCTGCTGCTGTTGATATGCGTAAGCGTTGGAAATCAGGCGGCTTAGAAGAGCGTTATATGAAGATACTTACAGATCCTATTCGCAATAACGCTAAGTTAAACGATGCCGAGAAGGCTATCTTGATTAAAGATGCTGAACTCAAGGGCAAAGCCAAGATTATTGAGATAACTCAGGACCTTGCTAAAGAGCGAGTGCTTGCTTATGTGGATAATCCAGAGGTTCGTACACAGTTAGCATTTACAATGCGTAACTTTGCTCGCTACTATCGTGCAACAGAAGACTTTTATCGCCGTGCATTGCGTGGTGTTCGTTACAATCCAGAGTCAATTGCACGTTTATCACTGACTTATGAAGGCGTATCACACTCTGGCTTCATCCAAAAGGATGACCAAGGTGAGGCTTACTTTATCTATCCAGGAATGCAGGCAGTTTATGCAGCAATGTCTAAACTAGTTCCAGCATTTGGTATTAAGGGTGCGTTCGTCGTTCCAATGCCAGTGGAGTTTGGCGCAAAACTTAATATGATTACACCATCTATGAACCCAGACTCTTTGTTCCCAACATTTTCTGGTCCATTGGCAGCATTGCCAGTCAAGATGATGTATGAGTTGGTTCCTTCGCTCAAAGAATCAGAGAAGTATCTATTCGGTACCTATGGTGAAGACCAACCAATCATTAACGCTATCTTGCCAGCCCACATTAACCGTGCATTGGCAGCATTAAACAAGGATGAGCGTGATTCACAGTACGCATCAGCTTTCCGCAAGGCAGTTACCTATTTAGAAGCTACCGACCACGGACTAAAGATTACAAAGAATGCACAAGGTATTGATGTGCCACCGTCTCCTGGAGATTTAGAGGAATATCAGGATAAACTAAAGGCAACAACCCAGACAATCTTGGGTATGCGCTTCTTTACTGCGCTAGTCCTTCCAGCATCACCTTCAGTTCAGCTCAAATCTGAGATGGCTGGGTGGGTTCGTGACAACGAACGTACAAGCTTTAAGCAGGTATTCTCTAACCTAGTTACTGAGTACAACGGTGACTATACACGCGCTACTGAGGAATGGATTAAGCTCTTTCCTAAGCAAATGCCATACACAGTATCTGAGTCCAAGAAAAACACGGTTGCTGTTATCAAGTATGGCGAAGCAGCAGGTAACTGGGTAGATAACAACACAGAACTACTCAAGAAATACCCAGAAGCAGCAGCGTTTTTAATTCCAAATATCGGTAAGTTTAGTTATGACTCTTACAAGACTATGATGAACGAAGGCTTCCTTAACAAGAAGCAAGTTGGTGATTTCCTTCGTGAGACACAGATTGCTACAGATAAGCAGTACTACTTTCAGCAACGCAAAGACTATCTAGAGTTACTTGCTAGCACTGCATCAGTAGATCAAAAGCGTATGATTAATGACAAGTGGGATAACTGGTCTGGTCAGTTTATGTCTGTTCGACCACAGTTGCAAACAGAGTTTGCATCAGGTGGAGCATCAGATGTTCGCCGTGAGATAGCTTTGACAGACCTTCGTAATATGCTCACTAACGAAAAGAACCTTCCAAAGACAAAGACGGTTTCTGTGCTTCGTCAGATGCTTCAATCATACGATAACTTCAGCGCACAGTTCTCATCTATTACAGATAGAACAGATGCAGCACAAGATCGTAAAAATGCTCTTCAAGCAGGTGCTAAGGCTCAGTTACAAGAACTAGCTAACAGCAATCCAAATACTAAATCAGCATATGATGTGCTCTTTGCATCATTGATCGGAGACTAAAGTGCCAGTAGGTAAAAGCAGTGGAGTAAGTAAGGTTGTTCCACAACAACCTGTTGCTGGAACAGCAGATGCCACTTCATCTGGCGGTTTTCTGGCTGGTGGTATTGCTGATGTAAGTTATATTACTTCGAGCATCCCCACTGCATCTAATCCAAATAACATTCAGAAGACTACTCAAAAAGAACTTATCCGTAAGTTCCTAGAAAAGAGTCCACAGGAACTTATTGGTATTGGTAATCAACTCAAGGGAGCTGGTTATTCAGTTGGTGCTTTGACTGGTAAGCCAACCAAGGATCTTCGCAATGCCTATCTCAAGGCTTACGATGATTTGAACCAAGAAATCCTCATTGGTCAGCAATTAGATTTCAACACATTCCTTACGCGTGAACAGGGCGCTGCTGGTACTGGAGCAGGTCCACGTAAACCTTATACACAAGACCAAGAAATCAATGATATGTCTGCAAAGACTTTGATTGATGGAATCGTTAAGAGCTTAACTGGTCGCCCAAAGGCAAGCCCAGATGAGGTCGCTAAATATACAGCAATGATTCGTGCTCAGCAAAAGAAGAATCCACTGGTTACTTCATATACAACTAGCGGTGGTCAGACTACTGGCTCAAAAACAACTGGCGGATTTGGTGCTCAAGAAGCGCAGCAATTTTTAATTGATAAAATTTCACAAGGTGATGAAGCTAAGGCAACTCGTGCTTTAGATGCATACTCAACCGTAGTAGATATGTTCGGAGGACTTCGCTAATGGCAGTTAAGTTACCTCCTGATACTTGGATTAGCCAAGTAATTACATTTAAGGGTACACGTGATAACGTTTACTCAAAGATTGATGGATCTCTTGTAGGTTATGTTAAAGATGGAAAGTTCATCCAGACAATTGATACACTTCCAAAGCTAGACCCAAAGAAAAAGCCTGTTCAAGATAAGAAGTTTGCTGCAAGTATCAAAAAGATTTCAGCACTTAATGCTATTCCTTCTATGGAACAAGATGCTGCTTATTACAAAGAACAAGCAGAAAGCGTCAATAACACTCCAGAAGAACGTGCTACCGCTAAAGCACAATATGAAGCTCTTAATCTTCAGGTTGAAGCAAAGCGTAAGGAAGCGGGTCAAGCTGCAGG